TTGAGGCTAAGCGATCTAAGAATAAATCTAATCTAGGCACAGCTTTACAGATTGAGATGGCTTTAGATCAAGCCCGTGTATTCGAGGAGGATCTTAAGATGCTCTTCATGCAAGCTGGCAAGATTGATGTCTGGAACAAAGCTAAAGCTAAACAAGCTGAGATGGATCTTGAAGATGCTAAGGAGATGCGTGATCTCAAAGCTGCTGAGAAGAAACAAAAACAAAAAGAACAAGATGAGTTAGAGATGGCTATGCTCATCGGTGGTATAGCTTTTGTTCTACTACTGATAGGTATCGGCATTAACGAGTTGATGGACTTCTGTCAGACAACTAAAAGGTGTGGACGATGAGGGCTTTGCACGATGAATGAGTATCAGAAGCAATTCGATATGTTGCTTAGGATATTTATTTATATGTTAGTAGCTTGGTGGTTCCTAGGCTTCCTTAAGTTTCTTCCTGACGATCTCTCAAATAAGATTGTAGCTTTATTATTATCTAAGATAGGACTTTAAATTGTTATCACTATTCTCGACCTTAGGCGGTCTACTTATCTCAGGCCTACCTAAACTATTAGACTTCTTTCAAAACAAGAATGATCAGAAGCATGAGTTAGCTTTAGCGCAGATTCAAGTGGAAATGCAGTTACAGATGATGGCTCAAGGGTTTGCAGCTCAAGAGCGTATGGAAGAGATCCGTACAGATCAGATTGCAATGCAGACCGATGCTGAAATGACTGTAGCAGCATACGACCATGATAAGAAGATCATGGATAAGGCTAGTAAGTGGGTAGTTAACTTCGTAGGCACTGTACGTCCTATGGTGACTTATATCTTTGTATTGGAGTTATGTGCTATCAATGCTTGGATTGCCTACTATGTCTACTCAAATCCTCACCTTGTCTTGAACATGGAAGACTTGATTAGATTGTCAGACATCATCTTTAGCTCCGATGAAATGGCTATGCTAGGCGGTATCATAGGCTTCTGGTTCGGATCACGTAGCTGGAGTAAGAAATGAAACTAAGTAAGGCTGGAGCTAATTTGATGCACCAGTATGAAGGATGTATGAGTAGGCCTTATCTGTGTCCTGCTCATATCTGGACTATTGGTTATGGTCATGTTCTATACCAAGAGCAGATCAGACTACCCATGGTAAACAAAGAAGGTGAGTCTAAGCAGATACGTAGACAATATCCCTTGAATCAGGAGCATAGTCGTGTATGGTCTAAAGAGGAGATCGAGAAACTATTCGCAGATGATGTCGCAAGCTTTGAACGTGGTGTTCTTCGACTTGCCCCTACTCTGGTTGGTCATCAAGGGGCTTTCGATGCGTGCGTATCTTTTGCCTTCAATGCCGGACTGGGCAATTTTCAGCGGTCTACTATTCGGATGAAGATCAATAGAAGTGAATGGAAGGATGCAGCTGAAGCTTTCATGCAGTGGACTAAGGGAGGCGGTAGAGAACTTCCCGGTCTAGTTAAGCGAAGGAAAGCTGAGAAAGCTCTATTCCTTAGTAGCTTTGAGGAAGACGAAGAGCAATAAGTATACAATTGTAAAGTTAAAACTTACAATTACAACAAAAAAGCCCCTTAGGAGTGATCCTTTGGGGCTTTTTCAGTGGCAAGGCCACGTTAGTTATCCTAGTATATCCATCACTTTGTGACGATTAATCAAGGATAAAAGCTACTGTAACGAATCCAATGTGCAGATAGATAACAGGTACAGGCTCATCGTGCATCTTCTCATCTTCATCCATGATGTACAGTTGATCAGCTTCTAAGCCAAACACCAGACCAGCTTTAGTTTCAAACTCTAAGGTCATACAGATTCTCCTTCAATCACTGTAAAAGGTACAGTTCTAACAGTTGGAAACTTACTCATAAAGTCTTCCCTTGTGATGTCTTTACCGATGTTAATCTCTTTAAAAGGCTTACCCTCTTGTGTGAGAGTAGCCTTCAAAGATACACAAGCTGGACAGTTATCCTTTGTGTACACTGTAATCATCAGATTTCACAGCCTCCTGCAGTGCAGGCTAATGTCTGAGAACCTTCAACATTGTCGGTACGTTCAATGAACTTCTCCCAATCAATACCTAGAGGCATCTTAGACACCATGTCGTGATACTCAAACTCGTTCATGCTCTCATAAGGCGCTTGGCGGTAAGTACCTCCATCCATTGGCAAGAAGCTCACACCTGTAATCTCATCAAAGTTATTCCACACCCAAGCTCCAACTTCAGGCCACTCATTCTCGTTCACTGAGATAGTCACTGAAGGCTTATGCTCACAGTAGTGACGCTGATAGAGCAACCACAGCTTCAAGTGTTGTAGAGCATTCAAGTCCTCACGCAGTACAGCACCTTTCTCAACTCGCATTGGGAAGCTGAACACTGTTGTACTCTCAGGCTTCATAACACACGGCTCAGCTGGGAATCCTTGCTCTTTCAAGAAGTCAGTCAGAGGATCTTTGTTATCAGATCGTACACGACGAATAAAGTACTGACTGTGCTGAGGATGGATACCACTAGCAGTGCCTGTAAGCTGAGAGACTGTTCCCTCTGGCTTAATGGCAGTGATGGCAGCACTACGGTTAATACCGATAGCGTCAGCAAACTCAGCGTTAGTATCAATAGCAACATTCTTCAAGCCTTCCAAGATAGCAGGTAACTCAGCATTATCAGGATCGTTCAACAAAGTGTTATCCAAGATACCCGTCATAGACACACCCAACAAACGTTCCTCTTCAGTGTTAGTCTGCCACACCTTACGAAGGTACGGGAAGTGAGTCATCGTCGATTGAAAAGTCCCCAGAATAGTAGCCAAGCGCACTTTATTCCGTAAAGTATCCACACTATCGCTGCTACGAACAATAACAGAAGACAGATTACAAAATTGATAAGGTCTAAGGATAATCTCACTGCAAGGGTTCGTACCCCACTCTTTACCCAATTCCCTACGTCCATTCTTAGCTGCTTGAAGTTCACTTGCATAACGATTAAAGATACCTCGCTCTCCTGAGTGTGATTCATAGATGCTTGACCATTCACGCATGAACTTACCCACATCAGGTTTCACTTCGTAGATGGCACTGTTGTTAGCCAAGGCACGTTGACCATTACCGTCCCACCAGTTACCAGCTTTAGCGTGAGCCATACGATCATCGCTCAAGTCTGACAGTGAGATCATAGCTGATCGTCGTACACCACCAACAACCACGACTTCTCCCACTTTACATAGAATGTCATGTGCTTCAAGCGAGGTGAGCTTCCGTCCAACAGCTCCACGAAACTTTGCAACCACATACTTGAACAAGTCAACAAGTGGCTCCGGCCCTGATGCTCTTCCACCAAAAGTCTTGAGCCTTGTACCTGCCGGACGTACACTCGAAACATCCCACTTAGGCACTTCTCCAGCATACAGCAAGGCAATAACTTGTCGTAACGCTTTAGCCCATCCCTCTTTGGAGTCCTTAACGTTAATGGTAGTACCACTGTTAAACAACTCAGTTGGAATCTCAGGTAACTTAGTAACATATTTTTGCTCCACACTAAAGCCTACACCTGTACCGCACAACAGAATGTACATAGCTTCATCAAAGGCTTTAGGATCATCAATAGGCAGGTATGAACAGTTGTAACCTGCAATGTTCTGACGCTCCAAAGCATCACCAGCTGTCATGATGCTACGCATTGAAGGCACAACTTCTAAGTTAGTCACAGCTGTCTGCAACTCATCACGAAGCTCTTGTGTCAGCGTGTAGTCATGATTAGTCTTAAGCTGCTTAGTCATGAAGTCAAAGTAGCGTGCCACAGTCTCAGGCCAATGCTCTCGACGGCCTTTATCGTCTAAGTAGCGAGAGTAGCGGCTCTTACCAATGTATTCTTGGTATGGTGTCATAGTTGTCATATTAGTCTAGTTCCTTTGTTAAGTATTCTTGTTTCTTCTCAATTACATCATCAAATCTTTCGACAAGATCATCACTCTGGATTCCTAACAGTTCCAAGAGTGTGACCTCATCTAAACGTTTGAGAGCCTCTTTCAGTTCTTCAAATGTTATGTTGTTCACGACGATTGATCTCCCGTTCAATATACCATTTAGCTTTCTTCAAGTCCTCAATGGCATCCTTCTTAAGATCACAACGCCAGATATATTTGATTGCATTACCTAAGTTAAAGCCCATGTGTTCTGTAACTTGGATACATTCAATACCTGATGGATGTTCAGTGTAGTGAGGAGGTTTGTTAACTACATCGTCCTCTTCTTTAACGTCTACCCACTCTTTGATAGCTTCACTTAGAGGTTGTGTGGCATCTTTAATGTACAGATTACGTTTAACCCAGTGATCATAATCATGACAGTTATTACAAGGGTGAATCTGAGCACCTAGTTCAGCATAAAAGCAGGTCTTACATTGTTTATTGTCGTTGTTATCCACCATATCGTTTCTCCAAGTATTCAATGCTGAGGAACATTTCATCGAAGTGTCCATCATTAACTTCATTCATCATCAGTAAGCCACGCCAATGACGGTTGCTAAGTTGATCCATATACGACTCATCGTGTAGATAATAAGAGCCAACGATGATAGCACAAATAGGCTTGCCATCAGCACGCTTACCATAGGCGATCTGTTTTCCTTGCTGATGTCCTGCAACACAAGACATATGAAGCTTATTGATGATAGCACTAGCAGCTCCAGCGGGTCTACCCATCGCTCCCACAGGCCAATAATGGTTAAAGCCAACACCATTAATAAAAACAGGATGAAGAAACCCGTGTACTTCCCAATCGTGTTCATATTGTAAGTCCCTTGTAGAGATAAGTCCATCTAAGGTAGGATTATTATTCACAGCCCTGTCAATTCTATTCTCATGGTTGCCTAGAGTTAGAACCATACGAGGTTTGTACACCTTGTGCTTAGATTCCTTCTGAGCCTTCTGAGCTGCTCTTAAAGGTGCTAGTAGAAGCTTCATAGCATCCTTAGCAGCTTCAATGTCCTTCTTGTAGCGTAGACCTTCAAAGTACTTACTTCCCTTGATGTCGTGGCTACTAAGGCTTGGCATATCTGCAAAGTCACCTAGATTAACAACTACATCAGGTTTGTAATCGACAATGGCTTTACCAGCCCATGTCAAGTGCTCTAGAGGTACACCTTCTTTAACTTGTGCATCAGGTATCACTAAGATTTTCATCAATGTCTTCCCCTTCAACTGTTAATCGTTCACCTTCACGTATACCAGCTTTGATAGCTTCTAGAATACCGAAAGTAAGGAGTGATTGAGCTTCATCAGCAGTTAAGTCAAACTGATATGTAGCATCACCATTCTCATGCTCTTTAATCAGATTTACGTTCACTCTCAGCCTCCTTCAAGAACTCTTCAGCATCAGCGATGTACATGAAATATTTTAGACAAACAGCAAGGGCTGCATTGACTTCTTTGTTACTTGCAATGTCCTCAGGATGGCTACTGAAGCCTCCATTGAGAGTATTCAAGTAAGTCTGCTTCATAGTTTCCACTGTGATAGCATCTGTGAAGTCATCCCAAGCATTACGAATCTCAGGTGACTTCTGCAAAGCTTCAATAAGATTATTTAACATATTTAGTTCCTTTCTCAGTTAACCAAGTTGTAGGGATATCTTTATCAGAATATTTGAACCCATGCTTGTCGCACCACATACCATATGTTGTCTGACTTAGCTTTGAAAGCCTAGCTTTAGAGTTACTAAAGACAAACCTAATATCTAACTCAGGATACTGCTCTTGAATCATTAGGTGCTTTTGTCTATCCGCTGTGATAAACCTACCTTTACTCTCAATGATGATACCGTTGTTCAGAAGTACAAAGTCAGGGGTGTACTTTCTAGCCTTAGCAGGTTGAATATAATCTATAACTAGTTTCTCATACTCAAATGGAATGCCTAGACTGGTTAAGTTATCCGCTATCTTGTCTTCTAAGCCTGACCTGAATCCATGCTTCAAAGCTACTTGACGTACAGATAGAGGTTTCTTTCTCTTAGATTTCATGTGACTCCTTCGTAACGTGATACTGATGGAGGAATGCTCCAAAGGTATCTACAAACTCTTCATCGTGGTTTAGCTTACCCATTGTGAACATAATGGCATGAACTAACTCATGGTAGAAGGTTTGCTCAGTAGTCTGCTTGTTCATGTCCATGCGAATACTGATAATTTGCTTCTCAGGATCACACTTACCAAAGTCCTCCATGTGCATTACGTAGTTGACGTGCCACTTAAATCCTGCGAGTTCAAAGGTGGTTGCCACATCTGGTTTGGTTCCCTTCTTAGCCACAATAACCGACCATTCTCCAAGACCCTGTCAGTATTGCCGTCATAAGCTTTGATACAAGCTTCATATAGTTCCCTTTCAGTTGTACAGTCTTTCAAGATCTTATCAGCCTTTACAGGGCCAATACCTCTGATTCCCTCTATGTTATCAACCCTGTCACCTGTCAGTATCTGTTTATATAAACTGTACAAGCCTTCAAACTCAGTAACATAGTATTCTTCATCCTTTACAG